CGGGCGTGGAAACCATCCGCCGAGATAGCGAATCATCTCGCCGAGAGCCGTCATGAAGTCCATCAGGACCTCTTTTTGATTTGAGAGACGTGGTGGGGATACATCCGTTCGACTTGCCGCAAGACGTCACGCTCTGCATTAGACAAGATGGGCCCCTGCAGAACCCAGATCTCGGGCGAAGGCACATAGCCTAGGAAGGAATCTATGCGAGAGAAGTTGCGGGGGATGAAAGCTTCCCAGCCTGCAGCCTCGTTCATCTTCACACAGAAGTCCCGCGAGATGTGGAATCTCGATGAGGCGACGATGATCTGAGGATTATACATCAGCGCTGATCGAAGTCGGCCCCGACGCGCAACTCGGCGTCCAAGAACTCGCTGTGTGTGATCGCTCCGTCGCGTAGTTGCTGTCGCAGCCGACGCATGCGCGCCTTGGGCTGGAACTTCTCCGGCGTCGGCGGGGGCAACGGCCTCCGCTCGACCCTGAGATCGATCGTCCCCTTCTGCGGACCGTCTTTGTAGCCGGTGATAACGAAGTCTTTTCCTACGATTCCTTTCATTTATTTCCCTTTGTCATGTTCTCTGCTGCAGATAGGAGCTGCAAGTTTTCGTAAACGTGTCCCCCGTCCTTCGAGAGAGGGACGATGTGGTCAACGTGGACGTTATCACCTTGAAGCCTCAACCAAGCGGCGATCTCATAGAGCGCATTGATGCGAGGATCCTTATCCACTTGTGATGACTTCTTAGAGGCTCGGTATGAGGCATTCTGTGCCAAAGCATAGCCAGGATTCTTCGTGCGCCACCCTCGATTATACTGCACCCTCTTGGCTCGGTTGCTCTGCGCCCACTGTTTGCCGTAGTCTGGATTCTCTTGTCGAAACCGAGCGGCTGTTGCCTTCTGGACTTCTTTTGTCCTTTGGTAATAGGCACTGAAGCACGCTTTGCAACGAACCTGAAGGCCATCACTACAGCTAGCCTTCTTACTGAAGCACTCCTTCAGTTTTGTCTCCCGGCATGTGCAGCAGCGTTTCATATCTCAAGCATCTCAGCGATCATGTCGCGCTCGTGCGACCTGATCTTCCATACCTTGTTGCGGAACGTGGCGATCTCCTCGCCAACCTTGATGGCCTCGTTGTGGACGTGGCCGGATTCCATGTCAATGGTGGTGACCAGTGCGCCGCACGACCATGCGTTGAACTCTACCGGACCGGAGATGTAGCCGGCGGCGACAGCCTTGGGGTGGGCCATGCACGGCGTCTGATACCAGTCGACGACGCCAGTGGCGTAGGAACCGACGCTGATCTCCTGGCGATCGTGGAGGTGGCCGTTGGTGCCGTTGGTCATGAACCGTCGGGCGTGCTTCATGGGCGCATCCTTGCCGGCCAGGAAGCCATGGACCCATGTGAACAGCATCCGACCATCCTCGGAGAACAAGGTCTCCCAGTTCTGGGCGATGTCACGCTCGCGCTGCTTTGCGGACTGGAACAGGAAGTTCGACCGGCATACCAACCCGATCTTGTAGTCGTCGAGTTTGAAGTTCTCGGCGAAGCTTATGTTGTCGAGCGAGGCGAACATCGGCCCCTTGTCCGCCATGGCAGTCACCAGACGGATGTCGTGGTTCCCGAGAAGGAACTTGATGTCGGCCTTGGGATTGTCCCCGCGTAGCGGAGCGAACAGCTTGAACTTCGCCCAATCGATCTCACCTTGCACCGTCATCGGGAAGTGCCCCGGGAAATGGCGGTGGGTGGAGAGCGAGGGGAAGTCCACCACGTCGCCGTTCAGCCGGATACCATCCGGCTTCAGGGACTTGTTGATGTCGAGGAAGACGCGCAGTGCGAACGGGTTGCAGAAGTGAGAGTGGAAGTCGCTACCAGTGAGGAACGTCAGCTTCTTCTTCTTCTTGTTCAGCTTGTCGTAGGCACCATCCCAGGGGCGGATGTGCTGGTCGGCGTAGCGAGCCAGATCCTGCGCTCGGGCAGTCTTCGCGACGTTGCGCTTGACCGTCTTGGTGTGCAGAGTGTCATCGAGCCCCGCCTGCCGGCGGAACTCGGCCCACATGCCGTAGATGAAGTCGACGAGCGACGTGCTGTAGTAACCGAGCTGCCGGTATCGGTTCCGCCCGGCGTGATCGCCGAACAGGGAGTGTGGAACCTCATGCACTCGCTTGAGGTCGGCGCAGAGGAGCTTCTTGACGTCCTCTGCAAGCCCCGGGTCCTGGCGAATCTCCCGCAGCAGGTTCTTGTTCCCCGCCCTCTGGTTCTTAGCATCGGTCAGCAGGGCGGCCAACTTGGCCTGACGCTTTTTGGCTTGTTCTTTCTTGCTACTCATCAGGACTTGTCCCCCCTACCGGCTGCGACATCACTGCCTCGCGAGGCAGTTCCTTGACTCAGATCCCGGTTGCGGGACTGAGATTCGGCCATCGACATCCTCATCTTGCCGACTGTCTCGGTCTTGCCGAGGTCCAGTTCGTCGAGGATGGTGCGGAAGCCGTTGCCCTTGTGGTCCTTGGGCCGCGTGGCCGGCATTCCTGTCGTCTGATCGGGGGGTTTGGTCGGGTCGTCCTCGGGGTCTCCGGTGCCAACACCGAGGAAGTCGTCCGAGGTGAGTGCAAGGCCCCCATTCAATTCCTTGTCGCCGAGGGTGCTCGCGAAGATCTGGCTGATCTGCTTCTGCGCAGGGCCGATCGCCAGGAGCTGGAACAGCATCATGGCGTTGGTGACCTCGTTGTTCGCACCCATCTTGCCGGGCTGCGTCACGCCGGCCAGGATCGGCGGCGTGCGGTGCGCGCTCAAGATCTTCAGTGCCTGCGCGTCGACCATCGGCTGGTTGTCGCCTGTGGTCTGGCCATCGACGGTGAGCTTCTGGAAGTCGACCGTGATGTCTTCACCAGCGATGTTCAACAGCAAGAGCCTGCGCCTGTTGCCGATGCCGACATGCTCTGCGAACTTCTCCTTGATCGCTTCCCAGTCGTCGGGATCGAGCTTCCGGCCGAGGATGTTGTAGATGGCCTCCGGCACGCCGCCGTTGAAGAAGAAGTCGAACATATACTGCACGACGCAGTGATCGAGTTCCATCGAAGGCGTTGCACCAACCCAGTCCATGTAGCCGTAGTAGGGCGAACGCCGACCGCGGTTCATCGGGAAATGGATGACCTCGGAGACACGGTCCTTCGCGTCCGCCTCTTGGATCTTGCGCCGATTGATGAAGTCGTCGCGCTCGCTGAAGCGTGCAAAGCGAAGACCATTGAGGTTGGACGTCAGTGCGAAGTCGCCCTGGTTGGCGATCTCATAGTGGAAGACGTTGCGGTTCTCTTCCAGACTCACCCACACATCCTTCGCGGGAAGGTGGTAGATGCCGCGGATCTCGCCCTCTAGGTTGCGCACGATCTCCAAGTAGCCGTTGGCATACTCGAAGTAGTCCGCCGTCACCGCGTCGAGCGTGTCTTGCCAACTGATGACGCAGAACTCGTTCAACACTTCCGCGACCTTGTCGCTTCGGTGACCGAGACCAACAGTGGCGCGCGCCTTGGCTTCGAGCGCGGCGCTGTGGTGGACGTTATGGTCCTTCAGTCGAGAGACAGAGTCGTAGTCGATGAGCTGCTGGACTCGGCCCAGCAGAGAGCCCTGTTTTGAACCCTCGCGGCCGTCCACCAGGGGGGCCTTCTGCAGCTTGGCGAGCCAGGATTTGTCTCCCAGGAGATCAGGGGAGGGGGACGGGATGGAGTAGATGTTGGACTTCGACTTGGCCGTCATGGGGCTAAATTCCTGATTTTTTTCGGCAGATCCGCTAAATGTAGCGGTTCGAGGGAGATTCCCCTTCCGGGGGAGTGGTCTCCCGGCACCTCTAGTATATATTGAAACGGGGGGGTATGCGTCCTGTTCCTGAGAAAGACTACCGAATGAAGCGGATCAAGAAGGCCAGAATCCAGTTCATCACGCTCTGCCCCCGTGGCAGGAACCAGATGCCGGTGCTCTACAAGGACGATGGCACGGTGGCCTTTGAGGCCCTCACGAAGGCCACAGAGGACGCCGGAGAGCTGACCAACATCGTCTACGCCGCCGAGCGCGCGGACACTGACGGGCATTTGGCGAGCGCTGACGTCATCAAGGACATGGCCCATGCGTTCCAGAAGGAAGGCGGCCAGATCGACATCCGCCACGACGGCAAGCCCGTCGGCCACAACAAGGCTTACGTCGCCGAGAGCTTCATCGTCCAGAAGGGCGACCCTCGGTTCGCGGACTACAAGGACTACGACGACAACCCGGTCGACGCCACTGGCGCCTGGGCGACCGTCATCAAGATCGACGATCCCGAGCTGCGTCGGCTCTACCGCGAAGGCGAGTGGAACGGGGTCAGCATGTTCGGGCAAGGACTCCTCACGGTTGAGAAAGCCGAAGAGGACAAGATGCCCGGATGGTTTACCAAGTTCCTAAGCCGAGTCGGCCTCAAGAACACAAACTCAACTCCCATACAGGAGATCAACGTGGAAAAGCAAGAACTGCAGGAGATCCTGAAAGCGGATCGTGAAGCACTCGTCACCGACTTGGTCAAGGCTCTCACAGCCAAGCCCGAGCCCAAGCCCGAGCCCAAGCCCAAGAAGACCGAAGAGGTCATCGAGAAGGAAGAGGTCAAGGTTGACCTGACCGACGCCAAGGCAGTGCGCGAGCATGCCGAGAAGTTGGAGAAGGAAGAGGCCGCGAAGAACTTCGACATGACCGACGCGAAAGCCGTGCGCGAGCTGGCCGACAAGCTGGACAAGGATGCCGCCGACTCGATCGAGAAGGCCGAAGCCGACGACAGCGACGAGGTCAAGAAGCTGAAGGCCAAACTGCGTAAGGCAGAGATCAAGGTTGGCTCGAAGCAGACCGGCGACGGTGACGCAACCGACAACGTGGTCATCGAGGGTTTCTCGAAAGAGGAAGCTTCGGCGATCGAGCAAGGCCGACGCATGGCCAAGTTCAACAACAAGGCGAGTGGACACGCTGTCTAGCGCCTGATCCCAACCCCCCCACTGGAGAAATCAAATGACTCTCAAAGACAACCAACTGTTCGCTTCGGTCGCTGGGCGCGGTGCTGAGATCAGGCTGTTCCCTCGCGAAGAGGGTGGCCTCAAGGTCGGCACCATCGCACAGCAGTCTGGCGCACCCACGCTACTCAAGGGCCTTCTGTTGGCCTACGATCGCGACGTCGGCTTCTGGACACCCTACACTCAGCCGAGTGACGCAGCCGTCTACACCATCACCGCTGCCAGCACCACGGCAACGGACGGCACGTTCGACCTGCATGTCGACGGTCTGGACTCCACGTTCGATCACGACGTGACCGCAGCCGCCATGCAGACTGCTCTGTTGGCCCTGTTGGCCGACGCTGGCAAGGGCTACACCTTGACCGTCGCCGCGACGACCACCAACCTTGGCACCAACGACGGTGTTGTGACCATCACGTTCTCCGAGAACGCAGGCGCCCCGACCGTCCTGGCCGATATGTCGAACCTCACCGGCAACGTCCACGTCCTGGCCGCAACCGATGCTGGCACGCAGCTCAACGGCGAGAACGAGGTCCGCGGTGTGCTCTACACCATGGAAGGCGTTGTCACTTCGGCCTCCGAAGAGGTGCAGGCTGTCATCATGATCGAAGGCGAGCTTCACCGTGACGACGTCAACACCACCGCGCTCCGTGCGCTCATGGGCGGCAGCCCCAGCGAAGCAGAGGTCGATACGGCCCTGCAGTCGCAGGCTCTCCGCGCACTTTCCCTCCACGTCCGTGGTCTGTCCAACGTCAGCTAGTCCTGACATCTCTCACTAGGAGTTACAAACATGGTTTCCGCATCCGCAGTAACCCAGTGGCAATCACTGACAGCCACTGTCAACGAGACAAAGTCTCCCAACACGTTTCTGAAGGTGCTGCTTTTCGGCGCCCACGAATCGTTCCCAACCGAGTCGATCGAGATCGGCCTTCTGACCGGCGACCGCGCCATCGCTCCCTTCGTCCAGCGTGACGGAGAGGCGATTGCTGTTGCAGGCCTGGGCGAGACGTTCCAGACCGTCGGGTTCCCGAACATCAGCATCAAACGCCCGATGACGGCGTCCGAGCTTCTGTTCAACCGGCGTCCTGGCAGCGTGGTCTTCCCGAGTGGCGAGCAGCAGCTTTCCGCGATCGAGTCTCACATCGCTCGCGACATGAAGCGTATGGCTGACCTCGTTTCGAATGCCGAAGAGTGGCTGTGCGCGCAGGCACTGCGTGGCGAGATCAGCTACTCGGCCGCCGACGAGCACCACTTCAAGGTCACCTACCCGAAGCCGGGTGGGCACACCCTCAACACGGTTGCCACTTGGGCGACCGCCTCAACGGCGACCCCGAGTATCGACTTCACCGCCGCCAAGCGCCTGATCGCGAACGAGCACGACATCCCCACCACGCACGCCATCATGAGCCAGGAGGCCGCGACGAACTTCGTCAAGATCGCCGAGGTGAAGACCAACCTGGACAACAGGCGCATGCTGGCCGGTGACCTCGACCTGCGCAGGCAGTTCGAGCTGAGTGGCGCGATGTTCCTCGGGAACTACATGGGCGTCGACTGCTGGGAGTATTCCCGCAGCGTGAGCGTGAGTGGTTCGAGCGAGGCCCTGATTCGCGCTGGCTATGTCGAGTTCGTCTCGGCCGTGCCGCAGGCTGAGAACTGGCTCTACTACGGCGCCATCGCTGACCTGGAGGCCCTTGAGGGTCGCATGTTCCAGGGCGAGCGCTTCAGCAAGAGCTGGCTCAAGAAGGACCCCTCACAGCGCATCGTCGTTGTGAAGTCGCGTCCGCTGCCTGTCATGAGGCGCCCGGGTTCGGTCGTCAGCATCGACACCACCCCGTAGTGAGCAACTGGGAGGGCTAGGTTCACCGTGAACCTAGCCCTCGCACACTACTCTTCAGAGGAGCAATGGACATGCACTATAGAGTAACGCAGGACCGTGGATGCCAGTCGCCGACTGGCGTCGTCTACGCGCCCGGCCAAAAGATCGACTCGGGAGAATTCGATCAGGGCCTACTCGACCGTTTGGTCGCGAAGGGTTTCTTGGAGACCTATGAGCCAAACGCAGCACCTCCGCCGGCCCCCGCCGGCCGCCCGGTGCGCACCATCCCGTCGATCTGGGTAATGGACCCCGCCGGCATCCGAGGCATGAGTCTCGACCAGTTGAACATCATGATCCTGGAACTCGACGACAGCGTCGACCTGTTCGAGGATGCAGATGAAGCAGCCGCATGGTTGAGCAAGGACTATGAGGAGATCGCAGTCTAGTGGCAACCGCCCCTCTCTTCGTCGCTGACCTCGCTACTCTGAAGCCGAAGCTGCGCCTCTCGGGCGTGCCTTCGACTTCGGATGCGGACGATCTTATCAACGAGGCCATCCTGGTTACGCGCCAGAAGTTCTACCGGGAACTCGGCGTGGCCAGGGTTGCAGTGCTGCTGGCCCTGCCGTTCGTCGAGACCCCGTCGACCAACGATCAGATTCTGCGCGCAGTAGCCAATAGCACTGAGGTGCTGATGGTGCGCTGCGAGCTGATGCGCATGATGCCGATGATGTTCATGGACGGCAACGCCGACCAGAACCAGATCATGCAGGATGAGGCCCTGTTCCGCGACTCCACTTCGTCGCAACTGGAACAGATGCGACTGCAGTGTGAGCTGGAGATCCAGCAGAACATGGACCTGCTTGCAGGCGATGAAGAGATCGCGAGCGAGAGCACCATCCGTATCGACTCCCCTGGTGTGAGCCAGCCGGTCATCGACACGACCAGGGCCTCGCGTCCGTATCCTGGTGACAGCATCCTACCGGGCACCATCAAGAGTGGCCTGCTACGTAACCGCACCCTGGGGAACAACTGATGACGTTCGCCAGCAACTACCAGCGGATTCAGCAACGGCTACACACGGAAGCCACCACCGGACCATTCTACGCTATTGCTACGGATGTCGAAACGAAGTTGAAGACTGTGGACGACTCGGTCGCCATCACCCCGGCGTCTGTAATTGCCGAAGAGTCTTCGACAGCCTTTGGCACCCCGAGTCGCAACCGTCGGGAGAACCGATCAGAGCGACGCAACTGGCGCTGGCAAGTAGCGTGCCGATTCAACCAAGAGGTCACGGTCGAGGCAGCCGAGAAGCGCCTGATCGCCTCCAACATCATTCTGCCCCGGGACGACACCAACGACCTGGAGCAAGTAACACTCAAGTTGCTCGAAGCGGATCCGTTCCATCCACCTCAGCAAAGCCCCTCAACTGGAACACAGGTGACGTTCACGTTCGAAGCGGAACTGTCGCCAGTCTAACCCCCACGGAGTAATACCATGGCCAAGAACCTTACTGGTCTCCCCAACACTGGCGATTACACGCTGGGCCGGGGCATTGTTTACGAGTCTGCAATCGATACCACCACAGAGAAGCCGGATGACGGCGGCTGGCGCGATCTCGGCAACGCTACCGAGTTCAACGTCTCCATCGAGACCGAGAAGTTGGAGCACAAGTCTTCTCGCACAGGTCTGCAGGTCGTCGACAAGGAAGTCGTTCTCTCTCAGAAGATGACGGTCAACTTCTCGCTTGACGAGCTGAACGACGAGAACGTCGCGAGCTTCCTGTCAGGTGAGACCGCCGTGCATACCAACGTCGCCATCGCAGGCATCACTCTCTACGAAATGATCGCCTCCGTCGTGCTGGGCCGCTGGTATGACATCGTCGATGAGACCACGGACGAGCGCGCCTATGACATCGAGACGGCAGACCTGACGCTGACCGAGACGTCTGGCGGCCCAGTGACCCTGGTCGAGAATACCGACTACACGCTGGACCTGAAGAATGGCCGTATCTTCCTACTGTCAACCGCGACCAACATCGCAGCCGGCGAGCCGATGAGCCTCGTCTTGGTTGCCGCTGCTGGTGCCAAGCCAGTCGAAGAGGTCCGTGGCCTGACGCAGGGTAACCTCATTCGCGCAGTGAAGTTCATCGGTGAGAACCCGGCGAACAGCAACAAGCAGCGCGAGTATCAGTTCCACAAAGTGACCCTGGCCTCTGAGGGCGACCTTGCACTGATCGGTGACGAGTATGCCATCATGGCGTTCTCGGGCACCGTCGAAAGCTCGGTGCTGGCCGACGCCGACGCGCCGTTCGTGCGCATCCGCGACCACGCCGACAGCTAATCGCATCCCCAGGGGTGCCCCTACCCAAGGGGCACCCTTGTATTCCTTTGACGACAGGCAGGTGAACAATGTCAATCGCAGAAAAGTTCCGACTCCTGTCACCTCTATCCGTGGACCGGGAGATCCAGGGTGTGAAGGTGACATTCTATACGTGCTCTGTTGGCACGTGTGCGCGCCTCTCCGGGTTGCTAGCCGAGATGGCCGGGCACTTCACGGCGCTCCTTGGTAGCAGCAGCAGCCGCGACCAGGGCTCGACTGAAGAAGTCTACGCGCCTCCGGAAGGTGAGAAGGGCGAGATCTTCACGAAGACCATCGTGCAGCCCATCAATCCTGACCTCGCGATCTTGCGCGCAAAGCAGCGAGAGAAGTCTGTTCAGGGAGCTGTTACGTCTCTCTTCTCGGACAAGAACCGAGCGGCGATCGGCGAGCTATTCATGGACTCGCTCAAGGACGACTTCCCCCGCGGCAAGAAGCGCCCGGTAGACGAGTGCCTTGCGTTTGTCGACGAGATGGATCTTCCGATATTCATCGAGTTCTTCAGGGGCCTAGCTGAGGCAAATGCCAAGGTCTTCGGTGACCTGGGAAAGGAACTTGGCCGGGCGGTTCAAGACAAGGCCGGCGAACTGCTCGGAACGACCGTGGTAGGCGTGGTAAGCGAAGAGCCAGAGGCAAACGCAGAAGAGGACCACTCGACGGATGGGTAGAGATCCAAGACAGCTTCGTGTTCCTTGTCCACTACGGGTGCGACCCGGAATGGTTGCTGAACCTCGACATGCTAGCCTTCAGCTCACTTTCAGATACTGCTATGCGACTCCACAGCCAAGAACAGTTTGAGTCGGCCTATCGTGATCGGCTAATCGCGCACGATGAGGGCAAGAACTTCACGAAGTATCTGAAGGGCTTGCAGAAGTTGATTGGTGGAGGAAGTGGCCCTGACGGAGATGATCTGGCCTCCGATCTCACTCGGATGGGAGCGATGAAGTAAGATGGTCGTCGACAGAGGTGGACTCCGGTATCCTGTTGAGGTCGTTGACCTCTTCAGTAAGAACCTGCAAAAGTTCCGCGCCGAGATTCGTGCGTCGCGGGAGGAGTTCACCAAGTTCCGCCGCCAGTCGAGGCTTGCTACCTCACAGGTCTCCAAGCAGGAACTGTCAGCTCGACGTGCAGCAGCCCAGGCATCACGAGAGGAAGCAAAAGCTGAACGTGCTCGGCTACAGAACATCCAAGCTGGTGCGCGACAACAGAAGCAAGTTCAAGACCTCCGGTCTCGGATGTTCAAGAACGAGCGAGTCGAGCGTGCGCGAGCCCAAAAGGTAGCCGAGAAAGCAGCCAAGCAGCAGGCGCGTGCCGCCAAGGCGCAAGAGACTGCAGCCAAGAAGGCCGAAGCTGCCCAGGCCAGACTCAATCGAAAGATCAAGGTCACCGATAACTCAGCGCAGCAACTCCTGTTCACGTTCCGTCGGTTGGTCGGAGTGCTCGCACTGTTCACCCTGGCACGACAACTCTCGCAGGGATTCGTTGCGCTAGTCAAGTCTGGCTTCGAGTTCAACCAAACGCTGGAGCGCTCCAGACTCGGCATCGCGGGCATCATCACTGCCGTTGCCGATGTGCGCGACGAGCAAGGCAAGTTGCTCGAAGGAGCGGAGGCATTCCTTGCTGCGCAGACTGCGGCTCGCAGGCAACAGCAGCTCCTACGTCAGGATGCTCTGTCGACTACCGCTACGTTCCAGGAACTCCTTGATGCGTTCCAGATCGCTCTCGGCCCAGGTCTCGCTGCTGGCTTCAACCTCGATCAGGTCAGGCAGTTCTCGGTTCTGATCTCCCAGGCGGCCTCCAACATCGGTCTGCCCCAGCGCCAACTGTCTGAGGAAATCCGAGCTATTCTGACCGGCAATATCCGGCAGACGACGACACGTATTGCGCAGGTCTTGAACCTGACGAACAAGGAGATCCGGAAGCTCAAGACTCTCGGTGCTGACAAGTTCTTCGCGGCATTGCAGGAGAGATTGCAGGGCTTCGCCCTCGGCGCACGGGCTGCAGCCGGCACAGTCGGCGGGTTGTTCGTTCGCTTGAAGGACGTTCTCGAATTGGTGGCCGGCGCTGCAGCGAAGGGTGCATTTGAGACTCTCAGAGATGTCTTGAAAGAGTTGTTCGGTGCGCTCACCACTGTAGAGAAGACAGAGTTCGGCCAACTACTTCGTCCGAGCCCCCAAGCACAGAAAGCGTTCGAGGCAATCTTTCAGGCTATCGAGCGTATTCTTCAGCGCGCACAAGTTCTTGGTCGGGCTATTGGCCTCGACGGACTAGCCACAGCGGCAAAGGTTCTAGCGACATCTCTGGAGGTCGCATCAGGATTCGTAGTTGGCATCGTTGAAGGGATCCAACACATTTCTCAGATCATCAATGCTCTGATCTCCCCCATCTCGCAATTGGTGGGCGGCACCGAGGAACTGAGTCTTGGGATGGTCAAGATCGCTCAGATCATGGGCACCATCCTTGCTCTGACGACTGCCACAAACCTCGCATCAGGCCTATGGACTAGTGCACTGGGCAGGGCAGCTACAGCTACGAAGGCCGTTGCAGGCGCAACCGCAGCCGCTGAAGTTGCTGCCAAGGGAGCCAAGCTCTCCTTCCTCCGGATTGGGGCCCTTCTTGTAGGTATCGGATTCGTCTTCCAAAAAGTCTTCAGTGCCATCACTGGCCTGGACATCACCTTTGCTGACACACTGGAGATCATCCGAATAACTTTCGAACAGGTCTTTGGGATCATCATACGCTCCTTGACGATCAGCTTCAAGAGCTTCGGCAACATCTTGGTTGGACTCTTCACCAACCCGCTGGCCACCATTGGCACGATCATGCAGAACGTGCTCATCAACCCTCTGTTGGAAGCTGCAGCTCTGCTAGCTAAACTGCCGGGCTTCCTGGGAGGTGACGAGATCGAGAAGGTTCGGAAGGGTCTAGAGGACATGGTCGCTCCTTTGGAACAGGCGATCGAGCTAGCCAACAAAGACAAGAAGCCGATCTTCGATACCGAGAAGGACAAGGAAGATCTCGACAACTTCATTGCCGAAAGCTTCCAGAAGATCGTCAAGTTGCGGACCGACATCATCCTCCGCGGCGTGCTCGGCGAGGGTTTCGATCTCAACTTCACCGTCAATGGCGACGAACCCGAAGTAGGCGCGAAGAAGATCGCGGAGTCGTTTACAGCGATGACCACGATCCTTCGTGGCATTATCACCAGCTTCTCTCAGTTCATCGCGCAGTCAATCTCTGACGCCTTCGACCCAACTGCAGATACCTCGATCAAGGAACGCTTTGCTCGGTTCTTGCAGCAGATCGTCAAGCTGATTATCGCACAGCTCGTGCAGCTCGCGATTGCAAAGGCACTACTAGGCTTTGGCGTTCCGGCAGCAAGTCTCCCCGGCGTATCTACGGGTCGCAGAAGGGGTGGACGCATCCCAGGCCGCGGGTCGCAAGCAAGCCTTGCTCACTACACGAACCCCCAGGGATTCGACACGGGTGGACAGGCGAAACCCCCCAAGGGCATCAGTCGGAAGGACACGACTCCTATCTGGGCCCAGCCCGGCGAATACATGATGCGACTCTCCGCGGTGCAGAAGTATGGCATCGGGGTCATGGAAGCACTCAACCAAGGTCTGGTCGATCCTGGTGCACTTATCTCCATGGCTGGCCCCCGCCGACTGTCTCGCAACTCGCGACGCAAGGTGGGATTCCAGAGTGGTGGCCAGATCGCCGCGCAGGCCGAAAGCGCTGCAGGAACAACAGGCACCACAGGTGGTGGCGCCCCAGGCCTCGGAGCAGCACTGCTCGTGGCAAACGAAACAACAGCCGAGCGACTTCTCGCTGGCGGACAAAAGGCTGTCCTCGACTTCATCGACGAGCATGGCGCGGACATTGAGGGGCGGCTATCCCGCTTCAGGAGCTAACTATGACACTACGATGGATGGACGGAGCTGAGGTCTGGGCCGCAACCGGCTACCAGTCTCGCGGGTATCTCGCAGGAACGAGCGGCTTCAGCACAGCGCGCATCA